CAGATCCTTCGGTGCCAAAAAAGTCTTGTGAGTTAAGTTCTGCATATCCACCAGCAAAAGACTTACGCAGACCAGGATACTTACGCTTCATCATTTTCTCAATGCGAGCATCCTCAACTACATTGATATAATCACGAGGGCATGTAGCAGCGTCACGCCAGTCTTCATTCGGTGTGAACAATGCATGGCCAACTTCATGTCCAACCAGAAGGTCATAGACGACGCTGGAAGCGCGGTCCCAGTTCGGCAGAGTCAAGATACGGCGGTCCACATCAAACGATGCTGTAGGGACTTTACGATGCTCTACAATAAGATTCTCAGTAGCGAGAAGGCGAGCAAGGTTACCTTTGATCTCTTGGGTGGACATGTGACCTCTGCGTGTATGGATACATCATACAGCAGTAAGACCTACCCAATCAGCGAGTGGGACACTTCGTTAACTGTCTCCACGATGACGGAAAAATTCTTTTCCTTTTCAACTGTGAGGGTTCGATCGAACTTATCATCTATATTAGATTTATGACTGATTACAAACACTCTGGTGCTTTCATCAAAGTTTCTCAAGATCCAACCAAGGTCAGATGTACCAGATTGATCTAGAGATCCATCAAAGATCTCATCTAGTATAAGGAGATTAGTATCCACACTATTCTTGAGCTTAGCAATAGAACGCCAAGTAAGCAGCAGAGCGATATCAATACGAGCTTTTTCTCCTTCACTGAAAGATTCATATGTAAAAACATCACGGTATCTAGACTTAATAGTTTCCTCAAAATTCTCATTGAGAGTAAAATTGACATAAAAATCCATACGCTGAAGATACTGATTGATCAGTTTGTTCATCGTGGGTAGGTATGTCTTAATGATTCTAGTCTTAATACCAGAGTCTTTTAACAATTGCGTAGCCGTTATTAATACATCACGATCTTTTTTTAAATTCACATGATCTTTATTGAGAGTTTTCTTACTATCCATCAAGAGTTCTAACTTAACAAACTCTGCTTTCTTATCTGGATTCATATCTTCCAAATCAGAAATCTCTTTGTGAAGTTCTTCAACCTGTTTCCGAATTGTCATCAACTGAAAATTAGTTTGAGATATTGTCGTATTGATTTTATTGACTTCGGCAGACAGTTCAGTGAACTTTGCAAATCGGGACTCTTCTTCCTCAATTGCAGACTTGATCTCTTCAAACCCAATGTTCATTTCATCAAGTTTTGATTGACCAGACTGAATCTTTTCATTGCGAAAAACATCAGAAAGATCTTGTGTGCATGTAGGGCATACATTATTCTTCTCAAAAAACTCATGCTCTTTCTTACATGTATTCATTCTTACTTGAACTTTAGTAAGAAAAGTGTTTAACTTTTTAATCTTTTCGCCAGCGTTTTGATACGCCTGCATATCTTCATTAAGTTTTCCAATTTGTTGTGTAAGAATGCTGACATCATCAGCAGATTGGAGTTCTACTTTTTTATATTCATCAATCTTATCTTGCTTCTGTTTGATTGCATTCTTATTCTGCTTCTCCAACTCAAGCATATAATTTTTCTGCAACTCAATCTTCTCAGAAAGAAGATGAATCTCATAGTCTATATTTTTAATCTCTTCAGAATTTTCTCTAACCTTATCTTTGAGAACGATATTCATCGTAGAGAACACTTGAATGTCAAGGATGTCTTCGATGATCTCACGGCGTTGTGCCAATGGCAGACGCATGAATGGAACGAATGTAGAAGAACCTAGAACTACAATCTGTGTGAAAGATTTGTAGTTCATCTTGAGAACATTTTGTTCAAAATTCTTTTGCTGATCTACCAGAGAAGACTCTTGATTCCAAAGATGTCCATCACAATAGATCTCAAGTTTGTTTGGTTTGATGCCACGAACAATCTTGTATTGTTTTTTACCAATGTTAAATTCAATCTCAGCAATGCAATCCTTTTCGTTGATGCTGTTCACCAGCATCGGTTTGTTGATCTTACGAAAAGGTTTGCCAAACAAAGAAAAGGTAAGCGCATCCAGAATGGTGCTCTTACCTGCTCCGTTGCTACCTACAATAAGGTTAGTTCTAGCCGCTGTAAAATCAATCTCACTGTAAGTGTTTCCCGTGCTAAGGAAGTTCTTCCAACGGATTTTCTGAAAGTGAATCATAACAATCTGGGGGTACGATAAAATCGTCTTCGGAAATAATACTGTAGCGTTGACCGCTTTGCAAGCAAGCGGCTACCATAACTTCAGCTTCAACTTCTACAACTTGAAGACTGGGGTTACAAGGGTCATCTTCCAGAAAAGTGATGTACCTTTCTGCATCAGATTCACACTCAAAAATTGGAATAATTTTATCATCATCTTCATCAATAACACTATAGACTCCAGAGGGATGATTTTCGAGTGTGATTACATACATGGATAGTGGGTTAAGATACTTCGCATGATTCTATGTATAGTGACTGCATCAATTTCTTAAGGTCGGATTTATCTACCTGCAAATCAATTTCATCAATATACTCACTGAGTAAGGTCAGAGTGTCCTTGACATTAAATTCTACATCATCTACATCCTCTGTGTCAACTAGCGTCTCGACGATTTTAACATCATGTGCGCCAGCATAGTAGAGTCTGTCCAGAAGATTTTCAAATTGCGCGTAATCTCTCTTTTCTTCCACAACAACTTTAACATAAGTATCTTTGTGTTGATCAAAGTCATACGAAGCATAATCATTCTCTACATCGTTGTAATAAACTTTTGTAAAAATCTCATATGGATTTTTATAGAACACCAGTTTGTCAGTTTCAGTATCGTAGATATGAAACCCTCTCTCATCCTTGTAATCATTCCAGAACATCTGATATGGATTACCAAGATACTGGATGTTTCCCTTCTTAGATCTGTGATGAAAATGTCCAGACCATACACGATTGAAGTTCTTAAATTGTGATGGTTGAAGACCACCATGATCAAACTTCATGCCAGGAATAACTTCAAATCCCTCAATCTCTAGGTGCCCACATACATTATCTGCGTCACTGGTCTCAAGTAGATTAAAGACATCATCTTGGTTCTCTCTGTTGATCCAAGGCAACATTAAAAACTTTTTATTGCCAATGGTAATCTCTGTAGGATCAGCATAAATCGTGATGTTCTTGTATGCTTTCAGCAAAAGTTCTGGAGAATTAATTCTATTAGTATTCTTATAGTAAGTACAATGATTACCAAGAATCATATGCACTTTATATTTTTTTAACCGATCAAAATAATAATCTGATACTCGATTAAAAGTATTGAAGTCCATTGACTTGCGATTGTCGAATGTGTCGCCAAGATCAATAATGGTTGTGACACCTTCCTTCTCCAAAGTTGGAAAAAAAATGTTGTCATAAAATTTCTGGAAGTAATTCCAAAATGCCAAAGACCCTTTGCGTCCGTCAAGATGCTGGTCTGTAATAAGTGCTACTTTCATTGTGGTTTATGATCCTGCATACCATCATGATTGCCATCACCTGGCAGTTTACCATATGCAAGATACTCCACTGCCTGAAGAGATCCTTGCAATCGTGTCAGATCTTCTTGAATCTTTACATACTCAGAGTACGCATCATACAACTCATCTGCTCTAGCGGTAAGTTGAGCAGTTCGTTTTGTAAACCGCTCAATCAGTTGTTCGTAGTTTTCAGTTGGTTTGAGTTTCATAATTTACCTCCTACAGTTCCGTCGAAAGTTCTGGCACCATCAGAGTTTGCCCAGTTAGTAGCTCTACCTTCCAAGTAGAATGCCGTTCCACCCACGACACTTTCCCTCGTAAGTCCTGTGAGGAGACACGCGCCATCCTCGCCATAGCTATCCCACGTTCCAAAGCGTTTCTGTGCGACACGATATTTTCCATAGGGTGTTTCATACCATTCATAATCTTGTGCTTCACTCATCGGTTCATTTTGGTTTCGATGTTTTCTTTGATGCTACCCATGTCAGAATAGGAAGCGTTCATGCCAGACATCATACCATCAAATGTGTCGGTGTGCATAACTTCGTCATAACCAGATTTCTCAAGAATCTTACTCTTGATCTCAAGTTGTTTTTTTTCTTTCTGAATACGACGAAGGAATGCGTAGTAAATAATTTGCGTAAAGTAAGCGAATGGATTGTTTGATTTTGCAGGATCAAAGTTGTCAATATACTGCAAGCAATTTTCAATTCCATCACAGATCATGTCCTCACGGAACATGTAGTTAACAAAGTTTGGTTTGTAAGACAGGTGCGTGGCAATCTTTAGAAAGCAGTCTCCAATATAATTGGGCACTCTAGGTCTATCTAAATTTTTTTCTTTTGCGTCCAACACTTTATTTCTATAAAGCGTTATAGCTTCAAGGAACTCTTTGTTGTTAACGTAATTTTCTGTTTTCTTTCGGGTCATTCCTTGGATGGTCACTGTGCTTGCTTTGAACGCTTCTGTATTATATCACTTTAACACTTGTGTGTCAAACTCTTGACATAACCTCAGAAACTTAGTAGAATAACTCTGTTAAGGGTTCAAGGGAACTTAGAGCTTTAAAGCTTGTATATATCTTCTAGATATTTTTTTGCTTGACTCACTGAACCTAGTCTACCCATCTTTCTAGTAAACTTTTCATTGTCAACTCCAGAGTTAAGTTTTCGTAGAGTCTTCTTATAGAAGATCTCTATTTTTTTATCTGTCTCAGTCATTGTAATGATGTGTTCTTTTGGTAAGATAAACATCTGATCAAATGTAGATCGAATCCACTCTACCAAAGTGAATCCATTTAACTTCAAATTGTTTTTTGTTTGTTCTACAGGTAACACTTCTAGAGGATTTTCTAAAATCAAACTATCCTCGTCGGGCATGTAAGAAACTTTTGAGACAATTTCTTCACCAGTAACTAGTTTAATAGTTGCATAAAATTCTTCTTCCATATTAGTTCGCTCTAAGGTTTACTTTTATAACCTCATACTTAAAATTCTCGTCATTGTAAATGTTTACTCTTTCATTTAAATGTTTTAAAGTATAGTTCTGACCACCTATGTCGTCAGCAATATCGTATAAGGTTGCCATATCTTTGCCTTCGCCTTTACGCAATACTCTACCAATCGATTGTAGATTACGAATACGAGACTTGCTTGGAGATGCAAAGATGATGTTATGTAATCGTTTAATATTAATACCAGTGCTGAATGTTCCGTAAGAAGCAATGATGACAGCATTAGATTCTGTCTCTGTGATTTGTCTAACTTCCTCTCGGTCTTCCACATCAGTTCCACCATGAACGAAAAAGATTTTCCGCTCTGGGTCTATGGTGCTATTTATCAGTTCAAAAAGTGGTTCACCATGCTTCTCCACATAGTTAAACAACACAAGGGTGTTGCCTTCTATGTCCTTAACTAGGTTTTTGATAAGATTATTTCTACCACGATGTTGCACTAGATACTCAATTTCATCATGATATGTGTCAAAATATTGTGGGGCATGTTTACAAAGTAGGATTTTGATCCTAAATTTAGATAGATATCCAGACTTAATCAGATCATCTGTTTTAGTCACTTGTTCACAAGAACCAAACAAACCCTCTAGCACCCACTTATGTGTCTTGCTACCATCAAGAGTTCCTGTGAAACCAAATCTATATTTTGCATTATGAAGCTTTGTCATAATGCCTGTCAATGACTTAGACTTGAAGAGGTGTGCTTCATCTCCAATCACACAATCGATGTCATCAAAGTAACGCTTGGGAAACTTATAGATAGATTGCCAGGTAGAAATGATGATTGGTTTATCAGTATTCTTATCCTTACCAGAGTAAATCTTATGAACATGATCATCGGCATTCCACCCGTAATCATTAAAATCATTGACCATTTGTTCCACGAGGGACGTAGTAGGAACGATGATGAGAATTTTCTTGTTGGTGGCAGTATAGTATCTGACGAGGGAATAGATCAT